CACCATCGAGCGCGTCCGCCGCGATGTCCGAGAGCATGAGCCGGACGCGCTCGATGGTGGCTGCCACGTCGGCCGGCTCGCCGCACTCCCAGCTCGCATCCAGGTGCTGGACCTCGCGGGTGAATTCGTCGGCCATCCGGCGCCGGGCGTACAGCTCACAGATCCGCTCCGCGTACGCGGGCGCGGCGGCCGGGCCGACGTGCTGGCCGTGCTCCACGATCTGGAACAACTCCACCGCGTGGATGCGCGACGCCAGGCCCTGATCCAGGATCGCGGCGTGCACGGTGTTGGCATCGATCGGGTCGTTCCGGATCAGCAGGTCCCGGATGATCGCAGCAATGGCCTGGTGCTTCAGCCCGTAGTACGCCTCCACCGGCACGGAGAGGAAGGCTCCGCCGGTGTCGGCGGGCCGGTTGATCATCGCGGCGAGCAGCGCCTTTTCGATGATCATGTCGTGTGCGTTGCGTGCCATGGCTCAGCCCTCCAGCAGCTGACGGCCGACCATGCGGGCGGCGGTGGAAGTGCGTCCCGGCGCCGTAGCGCCAGCGGGCTTGGGACCGCCCCGGAGCGTGTTCGCGAGCCGTTCGGCGGTGAGCGTCCAGTTGCGATCAGCGATGTAGGCCAGCGCTTCGTCCACGGCCTTGTCCGGCCAGTCGTGCGTCAAAGCCTGCTTGATGATCTTCGCGAAGGCGGGCACGTTGCCCATCTTCCCCAGCCGCTCGTAGTGGCGCCCGGCAAGCACGTTGGCCCGCTGGTTCACCGTGGGCGGCTTGGGCTCCGCGTCGTCCTTGCGTCCCTGCTCGGGGACATCGAAAAGCGCTTCCGACGCGGGAGCGGCGGAGATGTTCTTCTCAGTCTTCTTGATCTCAGTCTTCTTCTTTATCGACTGGGAATCCGGCGACGGCTTTCCAGTCGATGGTCCGACCTGGGAATCTGTCGTCTTCTTGCTGGTCGGCGCCATCCCCTGAGATCCCGTCGATGGCTGTTCCGTGAGCGGCCGTGTGAGCGGGTCGTCCGTGATCAGCCAGGACCAGGACCAGCGACCACCCTCGCCCGCGCGTCGGACGCGCGCGAGGTACTTTGCCTCTTCGAGCTGAGACAGCGCGGTGCTCACGGCGTCGCGCCCTTCCAGTACGGAGGCGTCCAGCTGTGCGCGGTCGAGCACCCAGCCGTCCGGCAAGGAGAGCATGTGCCCGAGCAGCACCCGAGGGAGCGCCTTCAACGGGATGGGGAGCTGGCCGCGCATGAAGGCGTTCGCCACGATCATGAAACGGTCGGCGGGCATCGGCGCCCGCTGAATGCGGATCTCCGTCATGCGGTCACATCCACGGCGTAGGCGGCCTCGCCGTCGCGTGTAGAACGCGAGATGAAGCCCGCCAGGGCCAGCTCCGTCAGGGCGTCGCGCGCCTCGATCGGGTCGGGCACCTGACGAACGATCTCCATCCAGCCAGCGTGCCGACCCTCGCGCCGACCGAAATCGGCGAGCCAGAAATACAGGCCCAATGCGGAGAGACTGACTCCGCTAGCGAAAATGTCGGAGGGGGTTGTTACACTCACGTGAGCACTCACCTTCTGGTCGGGGGTGTGTGGACTTAGCTGGGAACCGTTCGAGCGGACAACCTCAGCAGTCGGAGCCGGACCCCTTGAGCAAGGGTCCGGCTCCGTCGCGTTACGGGGGGTGTAGCGTCATCGCGCCTGCCCTCTCGTGGCTCGGTGTCCGGGAGGGCAGGCCCACCCGGTAGGGCGTCCGCCGATCATAACCCCGTGGCGAGGGGTCAGAACAACTGCTGTGGCCCAAGGGTTTCCCGCCTCGTACCGGAGGCGCCCTCCGTTCCGGCCAGCTTCTCCGCCGCCGTCTCGCCGGCCACGGTCAGCTGCCAGCATTGCCACCACCGGCCCCGGTGCTCGCGCGTCACGGCCTTTCCATTGATGACCACTGGAACCACCAGCTGGGCGTCCACCAGCTCGCCCCGCCGGGGCCGCTCGGTGTTCGGGTCCATCCCCAGCTTCTGCTGGATCTCCCAGTCCGTGAGGTCCCCGAAGCGGTAGATCGCCAGCAGCACCTCCGCGCGCTTCGAGCCCGGCCGCATGACCGCCAGCGCGGCGGCCCGGCTGGTCGCCAGCGCGTCGTTCCGGACCTTGCCGGGGCGGTCGGCCGTGACGGCACCCACGAGCGCGTCCAGGCCGTCTGAGAGCCGCTGGATTGCGCAATCCAACTCACGTCGGAGCCCGGAGGCGATCTGGGAGAGCGAGCCGCCGTCCCGGACCTTGTCCAGATCGCGGGCCAGCGCCAGGGCTCGCTCCGAGCACAGCAGCGCGTCGGAGAAGGACGCCCGCGCGTCCGCCCCGGGCTGCTCCTCGCGAGCCTCGCCGGCCCGGTAGTCCTCATTCATGATCGGATACGACCCTTCAGGTTTTGGTCGGGGTTCAGGCCCCAGGTCTCGGCGGCCTGGTAGCCGCGCTCGGTGATGCTGGCGATCGAGCCGCCGGGGCTCACCAGCCCGCCGTTCACCAGGTCCGTCCAGGCCGCGCGCTGCTCGGGCGTGAAGCGCTCGGTGCTGGCCGGGTGGTGACGGCGCAGCGGCTCGCCCGCCCAGGTATAGATCCGGGCGCGCATCGCGTGCTCCAGCATTTCCCGGTGGGTCAAGGTCCAGCTGTCTTCCGTCACCGCTTCCGCCCCCCGAAGTGGCTCGCCGGGTCCAGCCCCCAGTCCTGCGCCGCGCGGTACCCGCGGCCGGTGATCACGTCGCCGACCACCAGCCCAGCGCGGACCAGGTCGTGGTACGCCTCGGGCACCACCAGCGGGTGCACACCCTTCGGTGCGCGGCCACGGAAGACGGGGTCCGCGCCGCGCGGGCACGCCAGCTCGCCGTGAAGCACCTGGGCCAGCGTGTGCACGCGGGCCTCGGTCTTCTCCAGGTCGTAGGCGTCGCGGTCAGCCTTACTCACGCCCCATCACCACCACTCGGACTTCGAGCTTCACGCCGTCGCGCGTGGTGGCGTCGATCTCGCCGTAGTCCGGCGTGGTGAGCGTGAAGCCGGTTGCGATGCCGCCCAGTTCGAGAGCGTCCTTCACGTCCTGGGTCACGTTCGCCATGAAGTCACCCATGATCACTTCTCCTTCGGCTGCTCGCGCTCGATCTTGAAACCCTTGAGCACGGTGGTCTTCTTGATCGCGCCGGTGACCGTGCTCGCCAGCGAGTCGTTCCCCGCGCCAGCCGCCGCCTTCGCCAGCGCCTTGACCTTCGTCACCTGCGCCTCGAACTTGCCAGTGGCCAGCACACGGCGGACGCCCTCCCCGAGCACCCACGAGAGGTGCCGAATGGTGGTCTCCGCCTCGCCCTTGAACTCCGCCTGGAACATCTCCGCCAGCGCCTCGTTCACCTCGGGGTCGGCGAGCATGAGCACGATCGTGCCGCTGATGACCGCATCCAGGTCGAAGCTGTAGCTGTTCGCGTGCTCGCGCTTGACCTTGATCGTGGTCCCGTCGGTGTCCGGCACCGCCGCGTCCGCGTTAGGGACGCCGTCCTGCTCGCCATGCATGATCGACAGCTGCTCGCCCGCACGCACGCGGATCTCCTTGGCGAAGTCGCCGAAGGCACGCATGTAGTCGACGGCGGTCTCCTCCATCGCCCCGAACCGCCGGAGCAGCGCGTAGGCATCCTCGGGCTTCTCGACCTCCGCCCCGCCGCGCGCGGCGTACTCCTCCGCCTGGACAGCGTCCAGCCCCTCGCGGAGCACGGTCCGCAGGTCTCGCGTCGTCGGGAGCTGGCGTCCGTCGTGGAGCGCCAGGCCCTTCTCCTGGTCGGTCACCGGTCAGTTCTCCTTCGCGTACTCGATGATGGCGTCACGGCCCGGGTCGAGCTGGCCGTGATCGGTGGCCGCGCTGGACGCGCAGCAGCGGCAGGTGCCCAGCAGGTCGGTGCCGCCGTCGCACGTCGGCACGTAGACGTTGCACTCGATCACGCGGCCTTCGAGCTGACAGATCGGGCAGGGCTCGCCGCGGTTGTCGATGTGGTCGGGCCACTCTTCGCGGAAGATCAGGTGCACTTCCGGACGGCCGGTGATGCTCCGCTGGAGCGGGCGGTGGGTGGTCATCGTGCGCGCTCCTGTCGGTTCAGGGCGTCGGCCTGCTCCAGCGCCTCGATCTCGGTCAAGCCGCGAAGGCGGTACCCATCGGTCCGCTGGTCGTAGACGGTCCAGTCTTCGTGCTGCCAGTGCGGGGTAGCGATGAAGCGCTCATCGGTGGTGGTCATGCCAGAATCGTACCCCCCAAAATGGGGGTACACAAGTACACCCCCGGGTGGCCGTCACGCCCGGGGGTGTACTTGATCGCGGTCACCGGCTCGCGCCACGAGACCGGCTCGCGCTCACCGACGGCAGACCCGCACCTGTCTTCCGCCGGGAGTCATCAGGTGTACGTCTTCCGTCGCTTCGAACCCCGGCGCGTCTGCTGGAGCACCGAGCGGCAGGCGGCACAGTAGCCTTTCCGCCGCGTCGGTCCCTTCGGGCGCCACCACCGTTCGTCGTGACCATGCCTGCATCGGCCGTCCACTGGCCAGTCCCGCCCAAGGTGCCGACGCGCGTTCTCCAGGTTCACCAGCTCGCGCAGGTGCTCGAAGCGGACACACTGGCGAGATGTGCACCCGTCCGCCTGGCGATGATCGATCGTCACGCCGGGCGTGATCTGGCGACCGGTGTGGTAGACCCAGGCGGCTCGGTGTGCGGTAGTTCCGCGCATGACACCTTCGTCGTCTTTCCAGCCGATCTGCGCGTACCCGTGACTGGCCACAGAGTAGGTGCTGATCTGGCATTCGCCGGACGCCCGAAACCGGGTGGCCGCACGTTCGGCCACCCGGTCGGGGATGGGGACTTCACCCCAGGCTTGACGACTCATGTTCTAAAGTTTAGAACACTCAGGCCAGAAAGTGGTCCATTGCAGGCGGGTGGTGGAAAGGCGGTTCGTCGGTGAAGCCTCCGCCGCCGTAGCCGCCGCCACCCTGCGGGGGCTGGCCCCACGGGTCGGCCGGCGCACCGCCGCCACCCTGCGGGCGGCCGCCGTACTGGCCGCCGCCGCCCTGGGAACGGCCCTGGCCGCCACCACCCTGGTTCCAGCCACCACCGCCGCCCTGGTCGTAACCGCCGGAACGCTCCGCGCGCTGGACGCGGGCCGTGGCGAAGCGGAGGTCCGGGCCGATAGAGTCCACCTCCACCTCCCAGGACACGCCCTTGGCGCCCTCGCGGGTCTCGTAGCTCCGGGACCTGATCGTCCCCGTGACGACCACGCGGGTGCCCTTCGTCAGGGACTCCGCGATGTTCTCCGCGAGCGTGCGCCAGGCGTTGCACCGGTACCAGGTGGTTTCCCCGTCCACCCACTGGTCACCTTCCTTGCGGCGGTCCTGGACGCCCACGCTGAAGTTCGTCACCGCCGCGCCGGACGGCGTGAAGCGGAGTTCGGGGTCACCTCCGAGGTTGCCCACGAAGCTGATCTGTGCGTTTCCAGCCATGATCTTGTTCCTCCGATTGTTGATCTAGAAAGGGCAGGTCTTCAGTTCCAGCGCGGCGGCTCGGGCGGGAGCGGCGGCCGCTCGCGCCCGTCCAGGGCATTGACCATGGACACCGCGAGGGAGCGGGCCACGGACTGGAAGCCGGACAGCTGGGCGCGGAGGTTGTGCTGGGAGTCGCGCAGCGCGCGCACCAGCATGTCCGCCTGGGTGGCCTCGAAGCGCTCGCGCTCGGTGGCAATCCAGGCTTCCGCCTTCCGCTGGTCGGCCGATCGGGCGTCAGACTTCGCGATGGCCAGGTTGTAGCGGAAGTCCAGGTTGTGCTGGGCCTGGTGGAGGCGGGCCAGCTGCTGGCGAAGGAAGACCTCCGAGTTCTCCATCTGCCGCATGATCTCGACGATCTTGATCTCTACGTCAGCCGGGGTGTACGGAAGCGTCGGGTCCAGCGGGGCCAGCCGGCCAGTGAGCGGGTCCAGCTCCTGCTCCGCTGTCGGCACGATGGGCGTTCCGGAGTACGGCACAACCTCCGAGCCGATCCCCTCATTTGAGGGTTTCTCGGGCTCGCGGTTGTGCTCGGGGAATGGGCTCTCCGAGTGCTTCGTGAAGGTCATTCCGGCCACGGTCACCTGGTCGCCCACGGCGTACTCCGCCTGGCTCCCATCGGCGATCTCCACCGCGTCGGTGCGCTCGCCGGGTGCCCAGCCGTGCTGCTCGGGTGCGTCGTCCACACCGTGCCACGGCGGAGGCTCTTCAGCCACCGGCGCAGCGCCCCACGGCTCCGCCTGGGCTTCGTCTCCGCCGGGCAGCTCGACCTCCGTCATGCTGCGGACTCCGGTCGCTCGGACGGCCTGCCGGACGGCGGAGTCCTCCCAGGCCGCGTCCGAGATCTCCAGGACCTCGGGCTCCGGCTCATCGGCCGGCGGCTCGCCCCAGTCCACCTCCGCGTCCTCGGGCTCCGCGGGCCCGGGGTCGTCGTCATGCCGGGGAGGCTCCTGGACCTCGGGGGCCGCGTAGTCACCGGGCTCGGGCGCGTTGTCGCCACCCGGGAGCGCGGCGGCCAGCGCGCCGTCCTCCGGCTCGGGCGCCGGCCGCGAGTACGTCCCGAAGGCGCCCTGGACGCGACCAGGCGCACTGGCGGCGTCCACCTGCGCCTTCGCCATGCGCTTCGTGTACTGGCTGTAGGTCTCGCTGTGTTCGGGGTCCGGCCACCCGAGGTGGTCGCCGCACGCACACACGATGCCGTCGGCGGTGGACCAGCGGGCGTGCCGCGTGCCGGAGTTGTGTCCGGCGTGGGCAGGCCAAACGCGCTCGATCGTGGTCTGCGCGGAAGTCACCTCACCCATGGTCAGTACCCCGTTCCGTCGGGGGGCGTGGTCATGCTGTTCGGCTGGGCCGACTCCGCGCGCGTCACGCCACCGTTCTGGGCCATCCACCGCTGCGCCTGCTCGGGCGTCGGCATGGTGACGTTCGGGTCGATGCCAAAGCGGGCCAGCTCCGCGCGGATGCGCTGCTCCAGCGGCACCCCGGCCGCGTCGATGCCCAGGAGACCGCGCTGCTTCGTCATCATGTGGATGTACGCCAGCCGCTCCAGGGTCATGGCGTCGTTCGTGAACTCGCGCTGCACCCAGGCGGACCACTGGGCGTTCTTCTCCTCGCGGTTGCCGGACTGCTCCGGCGGCGTGACGCCCGCGGCGGCGGCCTGCTGGCGCTGCTGAGCTGCCCGCTTGCGAGCCGCCTCGTTCGGGTCGTATCCGCGGCCCTGGCCGATCGGCTCGGAGTAGTCGTCGCCGGGGCGCTGGCTGTCGGGGTCCGGGTCGTCGGTGGCGATCATGAACGCCTGAGTGAGGGCGTACTTCATGGCCATGGTCATGGCCTTCGAGCTGGCCTTGTCGCTGGAGTCCTTGCCCTCCCCGGCGGCTTCGGCGGTGAGCACCGAGCCGTCCACCAGGCTGGTGAAGCGGTACCGCACGGTCACGAAGACCTGAGTCCACATGGTGTAGCCGGAGCCCGTGCTGTACGGCTTCTTCTCCGGCTCCGCGATCTCGCGGCTGATCACCTCGGACTGAACGAAGATCAGGTGGTCGCGGAACGCCTGTCCGAGCGCGGCGGCGGTGTCCTCGAACTTGCGGAACTTGTACGTGCCGCCCCGGTCACCCTCCTTGCCGTACTGGCCCGCCTTCGGGATGTACGTCACCGACTTCATGACAGCAGCGATTGCCGCCAAGATCGCCGGAGGTCCGCTGGGCGCGGCTTCGTGCTGGGCAGGTGCGGTCATGATCACTCGCTCTCTTCGGTGGTGTCGTCGGCGGCAGGGGGTTCGGGAATCACCAGCGCAGCGAAGCCGATGATCGTCCCGTGCTCCACGTAGTACTCCAGCAGCTGCTCGACGGCGGCAGGGACGCCAACCCCCGCCGACTCGATCGTGTTGCGGGCCGCGGTGCGCTGGCTCCGGGGGATCCGGAACCGGATGCGCTCGCGGTCCTCGCCGTACGGGCGGGGGCGGATTCGCGCCTTGCCGCCTTCGACGGGCGTTGCCAGCGCGGCCGCCGCGAAGTAACACGCGCGGGTCACGCTGGCCAAGGTCTCACCCTGAGACTCTGCGCGGTCCATGGCGGAGTCGTAGAGGTCGAGCCGGATCATGATCTCCTCCGGCACCTTCTCCTCTTCCGCCTTTTCGGGGGTAGTCGTGCTGTCCATGACTGCCATCTTACCCCCTATAATGGGGGTAAGTGCAATAGCTGCGGGCCACCAAGGAGAGCGAGATGGGCAAGAAGCGAGCAGACCCGAACTGGCGTCAACTCCGGGAGACGCTGTGGGTGCGGTGTGACGGGTTTTGCGAGGTGAGCGGGCGGCCCCTGGACTTCGAGACCTTCGATGCCCACCACCGCCGACCGAAGGGGATGGGCGGCACGTACCGTCCGGACACCGACACCGCCGCCAACCTGCTGGCGCTCGATCCCGAGGTGCACAACGGCGCCTCCTGGTCGGTGCACCAGCGCCCGAGCTGGAGCCGCCCGCGCGGGTACCTGCTCCGGAACGTCGTGGAGGAGGCGCGGCTGGAGCCGCTGCTGTACCGGGGCCGCACCTGGATGATCTTGGACGAAGAGGGGACCATGGGCGAGCTGTCCAACCGGTCCCAGCGCTACCTGTGGCGCACGCTGGAGCAGACCCAGGGCTACGTCCCCGCGGCTCGCCCGGCCCGCAGTCAGTACCGGTGACACGCGAAGGCCCCCGGTCGCTGCTCCGGGGGCCTTCGTCGGAGGAACCGCACCTGCCCAGCACGGTGCCTTCAGGCTACGCCGCGAAGGTCCGGATCGTCAGAGTGTCGGTGAGCTTGCCGCTCTTCTGGCCGCCGGTGAACTTCCGCGTGATCGCCACCACCGAGCCGTAGGCTTGGCTGCTGCCCGTCATGCCCTGCGCACCGCCGGCCAGGTCCTGATCGATGATCCGGCACACGTCCTGGATCTGCCGCCGCGGGTCGCCCACCACCTCGATCTCCTCGAACTGGACCGTAGGGTTCTTCGTGTCGAAGAGCAGCGATGTGGCCAGCCCGCGAAGCCACCACAGGTCCTGGTGCCAGTCGTCGGCCGGCAGGTTGTAGACGCGCTCCCGGTACCTCGCGATCGAAGTCGCGTCCGAGATGCTCTCCGTCGCCGTGGGCCGGTCGACCAGCAGCGTGCCGCCGACGATCAGGAACGGTGTCGAGTCGTTGATCGAGAACTGCACCACCGTGCTGGGGTTGTCGTTGCCGAACGCAAGGCGCATGTGCCGGTTGTTGGTGTCGATGTTGTCGTACCCAGGCAGCGCGAAGACGTAGGCGTTGGTGACGATCGGCGGCGGCCCGTTGGACGGCTGGCTGCCCGGCTGGTAGGGCGTGGTGCCCTCCTCCCAGTAGGACGGGCCGTAGTGCTGCATGTACTCCTGCCAGAACGCCGTTGGCGGCGTGAGGCCCGAGTCATACCCCTGCGCGAACGGGCGGACCGTGACGCCACCGCACCGGAACGACTGGACATCGGACAGCGTCACCGCGTACCGGGGGTATGACAGCGGCTGGATCACGAACTGGTCCGGCTTGGACGCGGCGTAGGCGTGGAGGAACGGCTGGGCCACCCGCGGCCGCGCGGTGTAGCCAATCCGGTTGGCCACCGAGACGTACGACTGGACCGGACGCAAGTTCGAGGCGTTGTTGATCGTGATGTCGAAGACGCTGTTCGCGGCGAGCTGGCGGCCCTTGATCGTTGCCCGGCTGTCGAATGTGGCCACACCCTGCTCGGTGAAGTAGAACGCGCCGAGGTCCGCAGCGGTCACCGCCTTGACCACGTCGCCGGCTGGCGTCTGCTCGATGTTCGGCAACCACAGCACCCGCTGGCCGGCCAGGTCCACCTTCGCCTGCTGTCGCGGCGCCGCGGGCGGCGTGCTCTGGGGCTGGATGTAGTTGGCCAGCGGGGTGTCCACCATGCTGATCCACTGGGTGTACTGCATCGGCCCGTCAAGCTGGAGATAGACCGAGTTGGTCATGCCTTCGACCCAGGTATACGAACTCACCGGCATTGCGCCCGCCTTGCCGCCGTTCGTCTTGTTGATCACCTGGGCGCCGTCCAGCCACATCGATCCCCACACCTGGCTCGGCGTGAACTGCCAGACGATCGAAACGAAGTGCCACCCGTTCCCGCCGAGAGCCGCCGTCCAGCTCCAGGGCGTCGGGCCGTTGTCGCTCCACACCTGGAAGAGCACGGAGTTCGTCTTGTGCTTGATCGTCACGGATGCCGTGGCTGGCGAGATCCCGTTCTTCGCGCTTAGGAAGAACTGATCGAACGACCAGGGATCGCTGGACAGGGTCGAGTCGACGAACACCCACCCCGACCAGCCGAGAAGGTTCGAGTTGTTCGCGCCGTAGTTGGTGATGATCAGCTGGATGGTGGCCTTCGAGCCCGAGCTGAGCCGGAACAGGCCACGGTTGCCGGTCGCCTTCCAGTTCGGCAGGCGGTACCGGCCGATGAAGGCGGGCCCGTACTTGCCCGCGGCCTTGCTCCAGATCTCGCCCGGCGTCTGCATTGCAGGGCCCAGGTGCGGCGTGGAGTTGAGCATTCCGAAGCTCCACTGTGGAGCCCAGTCCGCATCGGGAATCTGTCCCCAGGCACCGACTTCCGGCAGGGCAGAGCCGCGCAGCGTCCGGCCGTGGATGGCGTAGCCGTGCCAGGGCGGCCCCTCGAAGAAGCCCGTCCGCCGAAGCGCGGAGTCGATCACCCAGCCCGCTTCGATCGTGCCGGACTCCGCGGCCTCATCGGCGTTGTTGCTGGCGGTGTCGCCCATGTAGACCTCGCGGCGGTACTGATCCACCGCCCACCGGTCGATGGTGATGCCGGTCTCCAGCTGGCCGCCGCCGTCGAAGCACACCATCGTCACCGTGCCGCTGGCGCGGTCCGGCACCACGCTGTCGATCCAGCCGGTGATCTGGTCGATCTCCCAGTACCCCAGCGGGCTCTCGACCGCACAGCGCAGGAACATCGGGATGTTGAGGGCGGTGCCGGTGCCGTAGCTCAGCCCGGAGTACGGGGAAAACAGCTTCCACATGGGAAGACCGTTCACGTTCCCAGACAGCTTGATCGTGATCTTCGCGGTCGAGTAGCCCTCGGTGGCCTGAAGTTCGTCGGGCAGCACGCCGGCCAGCGAGCGCTCCAGGCTCCACTCGTCCACGTTGGCCGACAGGTTCGAGAGCGGGTCCGCGTAGTTGCCGTCCCGAGCCCAGTCCAACCACAGGCGCGTCTGAAGGTGCCGCTTCTGGCCGGTCGCCAGCGCGGCCGCGAGGTTCGCGTCTCCAGCGAGCTGCACTAGATCTCCTTCAGCTGGTAGGTGCCCGCGGTGTAGGTGCCGATACCGTGCCGGTCGCCCTGGGCGTCGCCGGTCATCATCACCTTGGGCACGCCTAGCCCGAGCTGCCAGCCGCGCGGTGTGGCCGTGCCCGTCTCCAGCTGCCAGGCGTGCGTGAACGTGCTGCCCGCGGCGGCGAGCCGGAGCTGGACCTGGACCGCCACGATGGTGCCGTTGCTCGGGACCGTGTAGGTGACGTACCGGCGGGGCGGTGTTCCGGCGATGATGCTGGTCCCCGTGATCGGCGCCTGTGCCACGAGAGCAGCGTTGTACGGCACGATCTCCAGCGTCGGCGTGCCGGACTGGACGTAGGCGGAGAAGCACAGTACCTCACCCGGCAGGACGGGGATCAGCGCAGCGTCGGCCAGTGTCCGGTTCGAGCCGGCCGCCGTCCACGTCAACACCCGGTACGGCGCCATGGTGACCTCTTCACCGGGCACCGCACAGGGGAGCGTGAGGTTGGCGGCGGTCACCGCGCCGACCGCATCGCCGACGCCGGGAATCACCCAGTCCACCGCGCCCGGTAGGTTCGCGATGGTGCTGGAAGTCGAGCTGATTCGAGCGCGCAGCAGGTTCCGTTCCGACGACTCGCGCAGGTAGATCGGACCGGGGATCGCTTCGACGTAGAGCATCCGCAGCCACGACAGCGCCCGCGGCGACAGTCCATCCGTCTCGATCTCGAACTCGTTCCGGACGCTGACGATATCCTTGGTGCGCTGCCCGGAGAGCGGGACGTGCTCGGATCCGTACTCCACGAGATCGTGCTTGTAGCCCCCGGACGGGACCTCCAGGGCGACCATGCGACCCATAGGCCCCAGGTAGATCCACTCCGTCATTACCGCCTCCGGCCGTTCTGCTGGTCGACCGACTTCACGCCGCTGGCCACTTCGTTGGCGGAGACTACGACACGGAGCTGCTCCAGTGCGGCCACCAGGTCGTCCGGGAGTGTCTTGCCCTGGGCGGCCAACTGGTCCACGAGACCCTGGAGCGCGACCAGCTGGGCCTCCGCCATCGCCTGCTGGGTGCTGGACCCGGAGAGGTCCGGCACCGACGGCGCCCGGCCCGAGGTGCCGCCGAGATCGACCGTCGGCGTGATGCCCAGCTCCGCCTGGACAGCAGCCGCCAGAGCCGCCGCTTCGCTGATCGCGGAGCCGGCCATGCGCCGGATCCCGTCCGCGATCGCGAGCGGGATCGACATGCCGGAGTAGAGCACCCAGCCGCGTCCGGAGTATGGCCCCTCCTTCGCGGGCGAGAAGGGGAGCAGCCGACGGGCCTTCGCCAGCACGTCGCCGATGGCGCCCGCGACCGCGCCAGCCGCGTTCTTGATGCCGTTGATCAGTCCCTGGATGATCGCCTTTCCGGCGTTGAACAGCATCCCACCCACGTCGCCGAGCGCGGACCAGATCCGCCCGGGGATGGAGGACACGAACGACCAGATCCCGCTGGCCGTGTTCTGGCGCCGGTGATGAAGTTGTTGAACCCGTTCACCGCCGCGTCGCGCAGAGTCTGGGCCAGTGACGACAGTCCACTTCGGACTCGGCCAGGGATTGACTGGACGAAGGACCACACGCCCTGTGCCACCGAGACCATGGTGTCCAAGAAGCCGTGCCAGGCGTTTGACGCGGTGTCGCGCAGGGTCTGGGCCAGCGAAGACAGCCCATCGCGGATGCGGCCCGGCACGGACTGGATGAAGGTCCACACGCCTTGCGCCGTGGTGACGATCCCGTTGATGAAGGCGTTGAACGCGGCCACGGCCACGTCCCACAGCATCTTCCCGAGCGCGGCGAGCCCGTAGACGATCTGGAACGGCAGGGCGATGAACTCCGCCAGCACCCACTCCACGCCCTGGATCGCGCCGTTCAGCATGGCCCTTCCGGCATCCAGCAGGGCGTTGCCCACGATCCCCGGGAGCGACGCCAGCCAGTTGCCCACCTTGCCGGGCAGCCCGGCAAGGAAGTCCACGCCAGCCTGGAACCATTCGACGATCTTGTTTCCGATTCCGCTAAAGAATGAGCCAATTGAGTCGCCAATTCCCTTGAAGAAATTGACGATATTGGACCAGATCTTCGACACATTCGTATCGAAATCGGTGAAGAAGTTGACGACGCCGGTGACCACGCTCTGGACGACCCCGAGGAAGGAGACCAGCGCCGGGACGACCTTGTTCAGCAAGATGACCGCGAACTCCAGCGACGGCTTCTCGATCAGCAGCCAGAGCCGGATCAGCGGCGGGAGGATCGTGGCGACCAGCTGTACCAGCGGGGGGATCAGCGGCAGGACGGCCTGGACCAGCTGGAGGAACACGGGCGCCAGCGAGGTGATCGCACCCAGCAGGGTGGGCAGCAGCGGGAGCAGCTGGTTCAGGGCGTCCACAAGCACGCCGGCCAGCTGGTCGAGCACCGGGGCGAGCGCGGCCCCCAGATCCTCGAACGCCTTCGAGATCGCAGGGAGGATTGGGGCGAGCCCCGCGGACAGGCCGTTGATCAACTTCGTGAGCGGCGGTGCCAGCACGGAGATCGCGGTCCCGAGCACGCCGCCAATCAGGCCAGCCACCTGACCCACCAGCGGCAGGACGGCCTGGAGGGCGGGCGCGAGCGCCACGAGCGCCTTGCCGATCCCGTCCGCGAACGCCTGGATACCAGGCATCGCGGCCTGAAGGCCGGCCGCGATCGCGTTGATCACGGTGGCCAGAGGGCCCTGAAGGGTGGCCGCGAGCCGGCCGAAGATCTCCAGGATCGGCCCGATCAGGTTGCCCAGGGCGCCGAAGACCTGGATCAGGCCATCGATCGCGGGCTTCACCAGCCCGAGCTGGGAAAGCCGATCGAACGCCTGGCCGACGGAGCCGAGCAAGCCACCGATGGCCCGCCCAAGCCCTTCGAGCTGGGGCGCGACGGCGGAGGCCAGGTTGAGAAAGCCCTGGGTGAACTGCTGGATTCCAGGGCCCATGGCCTTGATGAAGAAGGCCGTCTGGATGAACAGGTCCCGGATCTTCGCCAGGTTCTCACTACTGGTGAGTAGGTCGGTGAGCCGGGTCACCATGCCGCCCAATGCGGTCGCCATGGCCTGGAGCCCCGTGGTCGCCGCACCGAGTAGCGCGGGCATCTTCGCCACGGCAGGCGCCAGCGCGGACTCGAAGCTGGCCGACACCTTGGACTTCAGGGCATCGATGTCGTCAGCCAGCGGCTTGAACGCCCGCTTGATCCCGTCCATCCCCAGGGCGATTGCCCCGAGCGCGGCCACGCCGACGGTCGCCAGCGCCGGGAAGGCGATGATCAGCCCGCCGATCACCCCGAGCAGGGGCGCCAGCGCGGAGGGCATCAAGACCATCTTGGAGGTGAGCGTGGAGAAGACGCCTTCGCCGACGGAGCCCAGAGCCCCGAGCTGACCGGTTTGCGACTTCAGCGCCCCGCCCAGGACCGTGTCCAGGATGCGGCCCAGGCCACTCGCCTCACGGCCGGTGTCGCGAATCTTCGAGCCGGTTCGGGTGCTCTCGTCCCCGGCTTCCTTGTTCCGCCGGCTGAAGATGTTGATCCTTGACACTACGTTGTCGATCACGTTCGAGGACCCGAGCATGGACCTGATCCAGGACTTCTGCTGGGTCTCGCCGTCCCTCTGGGCCTTCGTGAGCGCGCCGTGGGCGGAAGCCAGCTTCTGGGTAGCCACGGTGACCCGGTCGCCAGCCACGGCCTCTTCCGCGCGAGCCCGGGTCAGAGCCCGCTCCGCCGCGGTGATCTCGTTCGCCGACGCCTTGCCGTCGCGCCGGAGGTCGATCAGCTTGGCTTCGGTCTCCTGGGTTCCCCGGTGGGCGGCCTGAAGCTGGTCTTCGGCCTTGACCAGCTCCAGCTCCGCCTTGTTCAGGTCCTGGGTCATCTTGACCAGGGGATCGCTGTCGATCTTGACCCCGGCGAGCGCTTCGTTGATGTCCCGGTCGATCGTCCGCTTCAGGTCATCGGCGATCGCGTCCAGCCGAATCGACGCCTCACCGATCAGCACCCGTCAGCCCTCCATCAACCTGCCGCCCAGCCCCTGCATTTCCGGCGTGGCGCCCCATGTCTCGCGAGCCGCCTTCGGGTCCACCTGTGCGTCCGCCACGGCCAGCTGCTCTTCCAGCTTCTTGATCTGATCCACCGGAGTCTCCAGCAGGATGACAAACACGGCGTCCATCCAGGCGGCCAGCGGTGTCCACGGACCGATCCCCGCCATGGCCAGCTTGCCGTTTGTGTAGTGGTTCCGGTACGTGGCGTTAGCTACGGCGTGGAGGGTCTTCAGGCGGACCCAGGGCCTTTTCCCGCTGCCTCGAACAGGTCCCGCATGATCTCCGCAACCGTCTGCATGTGGACCTTGACGTTCTCGTCCTCGAACATCAGGTTGTACAGCCGCCGCCGCGAGCTGCCCGCGTCGAACTCCTCGAACCGCTTGCGCTCCGTCTCGGGGTAGATCTGGCCGTCCGGACCGCGGAAGTGCGCCACCACGGCGGGGGTGTCCTCGAACGTGCCGACCACCTGGAGACCGCCGCCGTGCTCCTCCGGCGCCGGGCCGGGCAGCTCCTCCCGGACCACCTTCGGCGGCAGTTCCTGGTACTCCCACTGGGCCGGGACCCCGTCGTCGTTGACGATCATGCGCGGCATGATGTCCCCGAGCACGATCAGCAGGTCACCGCCGCCCTTCTTGGCCGCGAGCGCGAAGCGGTGGAAGTCGCCGGCCGACGGGTCCGGCGCTGCCTCGAAGTGGTGCGTCTTGATGATCTTCCTCCCGGTCGACGGGTCTTCGTGGATCGCCCGCAGGTCGAAATCGATCCGGGGCACCTCGGGAACCGTGTCTGGGCCGTACGTCTTCGGCATAACACACTCCTTGATCATGTGGATTACAAAGCTGGCCAGGAAGTACAGACTCAGCGCGGCTGCCAGTCCAATGAGGATGGAGACCGCGATCTGGTCGATCGGATCGGTGATCATCCGCGCGCCATCTTCAGCGAGTCGCGCACGAAGTTGTTCGCCCTGGTGCCGGGGTGCATGACCTCCTTGGCGAAGACGACGCGTCCACCGGCGACGAAGCGCAGGTGGGCGTTCGGCCGGTTCGGGATAGCCCGGATCACGTGCGCGTGCGTGCCGAAGAGGATGTACCCGAGGTAGGGCGTCCGGCCATCCTTGCCGATGATCACCTCGATGGCTGGGTTCAGCGGGCCCCGCAAGCTCTCCCGCTTTCGCGAGGTCGAGACCAGCCGGCCAGTGCGGCGGTTCGCGTGGCGGATCTGGTACTGCTGGACCAGCGTCCCGCGGCGGCGGAGTTCGTGGCGGATCGGGCCGTCCGGGTCGTTCACGAAGCGAGCGAACTGGGCATCGTTCACCCCGCCCCGTCGACTCTTGATCACCACGCGCGCCATCAGCCTGCCACCCTGCCCATCAGGTCGAAGATCACGGACGCCTCGATGGCGTACATGTTCCCCTCCGGGCCGATCGGTACCACGTCGCCCGCGTCCGCGTTCAGCTCCTTGGGATGCCACGACGGCGGGGCGCTGGCCATGTCCACCATGAACTGGGAGAGCAGCGCCGCGTCCGTGAGCATCTGCTTCCCGACCTCGCCGTACGCGTCGTTGTCGGTGCTGAAGATCCCGTTGCAATCCCCCGCGCACCGCACGATCTGGATGCCGTAGGCGACTTGCCGCCGCTTCAGCGCGGAGAACGGTGTCCCGGTCCGCGGCGCCCCCGACGTGGTGCCCTGGCGACCCGGATCGGTGATCCCGGCGAAGCCCACGGACACCTGCTCACAGTCCCAGGAGTCGAGCTGGAGCTGGCCGGGGACGATGCGGCGCCGGGCCGGTAGGTCCACATTCCGGTCCGCGAAGTAGCTCACCAGCGCCGGGATCACGCCTTCGGCCCACGTCAGCAGGTCGGGCGGCTCGGCGGGCAGCTGGCCGGCCTTCACGCTCCCGTCGCCTTCCGGCGGGCCTGGACCGTCTTGGCCGGCGGCGGCGTGCGGCGAGCGCGACGGCTCCGGCGGGCGGCGGGCTTCTTGGCCGGTTCCGGCTCCGGTGTAGGCGCCTCTGCGGGCTTCTCGGGCTCGCTGGTGTCAGCGGCCGGAGCCGGGGCTTCGTGCCCCGAGAATGGATCGTGGGCCCTGATCAGGTCGTCATCGGTCATGGCGGCCAGCGTAGACCAATGTCACCCCACTACGCGGGGGGTGCGATCCGCGTTGCGACCGGCAAATCAGGGCTCCAGACCGAGGCCATGCGCTGGTGCCGCTTCCCGTTCTTGCTTCGCGGGTTCACCGACTCGATCCATAGGTCCACGGTCGGCACGCCGGTGCGCTGCTCCTCCAGGAACTTCGACACGTCCATCGTGATCGTGATGCCCTGGCGCGTGATGGTGGAGGCGTTCTGGGGGATCGCACACCCCTGCTCGCCGCACCACGACCGGACCAGCTCGATCGCCAGCGTCACGCACGCGGAGATCCCGCCCACCGGCGGGTTGATCCCGCGGTCGTACAGGACTGTGGTCGGGCCTTCGTCTCCGCA